TGCGCCATCTGATAAAGCTTGTCCGCATCCATGTTGGGAAATTTCTTCTGCAACTGCGCGATAAGCACAGCTTCAGGAATCTCATGATGCGCCACCAGTTGAAATACTGGCGTCTCGATACCGTCAATCGTGGCAGTCGCCCGCTGATCGGGGGGTTTCTCATCGTTGATGCGCGAATCAATATGGATTAAGGAAGGATCGTTAACGTCAATACCTACTGCATCCTTGACGGTGCCGGAAGTATCAAATCTGACCTTAGCAAGACTCGCCCTAACAAGAGGATGGTTAAGTAACATATCAGCAGTCGGCTTCTCCGGCAATGTCGGATTAGCCAATTCCTCACGAGCATCAGCCTCTGTATGCCATGCCAAATGTTGCTGCACTTCATTCCGTTCAGCTTCTGTCAATTTTGCAGTCTTGAGTTTATCCCCAAGTGCGGTAGTATCGAAAGTCTCATGGCCGCCATACTTGGCAAAAAGTCTTTGCAACATCTTCGGCGGGTCTTCACCCTCCTCGAGATATGAAGCCAATTTCTCCCGAAGAGCCATAACCATACTAGGCTCATCTGTCACATTTGCATAATCCGGGTCCTTTCGGAACTTGGCGATCGTCTTATCCGCAATGCCTTCAGCATTGAACATCGTCGCCCGGAAAGCCGTAACTACTGGATCAACAGGCAGAGGCACACCAGAAGCAACCGACGACGGAACCGCAGTTTCAGGAGGCGCACCAGGAGCAACCGGAGCAACCGGAGCAACCGAAGGCGGAGAAATCGGAACAGCTGGATCAGTAGCAGCCTTTAGAGCATCATTTGAAATCTTACCAGGTTCACCTCTCAATGGAAGAGCCTTCCCGCGCAATGCGCCAAACGCACCGCCAAGCGCAGCGCCAAAAGCGCCACCCTGCATCGCCCTGTCCACAATCTGAGTAGCGCGATCAACGGCTGGCATGTCAGGATGGTAGGCTTGCTGAGTAGTCGCGGTAATTCCAGCACCCAACGCCGCCTGATACCCGCCCACTTTCGCCGCTTCTTTGAACGCGCGGGTACCGAAACCGCCAGCCACAGCAGCAGCGCCAGACCCAAACAATTCATGAGGTATCCAGCCGGCCGCCGCCGCTTCAGGCAAGCCAATCCCGATCGCCTTGAGCGCCCCACCCTGCGACAATTCTCCACCATGTGTCGCTTGTTCTTCCTGGACATTCTGGCCAATCATCTGAGGAAGAAAGGCCGCGCCGCCACGCGCCACGCCCGCCAGGCCACCAGCACCGCCCCCCATCAGTCCAGCCAGAGCGAGAGTCGGGGCACTCTGCAACAAGCCATATGCGAAATGCTCGGGGTAATACCAAGGCTGCTTTTCAATATCGGGATTTGTCCATTGCCGAGCTTCTTGCTCCGCTTTCAAGGCATGAGCCTGTCCCCACTCGGCAATACCAGGAGCGCCTACCGCCGCCCCACCAGCCTGAATGGCCCTGGCGGCACCGCCTAGAAAACCAAAAGCCCCGCTGGCCAGGGCGGGTGTAAAGAAACCGGAAGAGGACGGAGGCGCAGACGGTTGTTCCGAAGCGTAAGTAAAGTTCGGCGACACCGGCGAAATAGCCGGCATCCTGGGAAGCCAAGAAGGTTCGTTAGGGGTGAAATCGACCATATTACTGACCCGCCGGCTCAGTTAAACCAGCACCTGGAATAATCTGATTCTGATCAGCACCTTGATCATTCCCTATACCGTACGCCTGACGCGCCGCCGCCTCCGCCTTCCACTGGCCATTCAGGAACTGCCAATAATCATCCTTCAATTTCGCGTCAGCTATCCTTGGGTCCATCCCCTTCGCAATAGAATTCGCATGCTCCTTCTCCATCATTTGCACCACTTTCGCAGACACTTGATTCTGAGGATTGGAAAGAGCCGCCATTCTTGCTTGAAGAAGTGGAGCAAGAAGCGTCAAGGCACGAATTGACATCATGTGCGAACCAGGAACACCAGGAACACCAGAAGCACCAGCCGGAATCGCACTTGTATTCAAATCATTGTAATGCGTCATTTCGCCTCTTCGAATAATATCGAACGGGCGCTCCCCCTTCTCATTAATTGCAGCACCGGGAGTATAGCCGGCAGGAATCTGACCGAAATTTGTCATGGCTGCTGCAAGTTTTGAAGAAGTCCCCCAAGGACTGGCAGATGCAACAGGTGTGACAGGCGCAGTAGGTGCAGTAGTAACGCCGCCACCGGCCGCAGGAGCGGCAGAAGGAATGCCTGTTAAACCACCCCAAAAACTTCGAGCCACCGGCGCAACCGCGCTCATAACGCCGCGACCCAAAGCAAAAGTACCGGCAGGAATAGATGCAGCCACACCAGTCAATGATCCGCCTATCTGACGCCCTATATCACCAGTCCGAGCCCCTTCCGTAGCCGCTGCATAACCTCGCGCCGCCGTACCTGCAAAAGGATTATTAGCAGCAAAATTAGCTGGAATTGCAGAAATGGCAGTAGGAAGCAGAGGCGCAGTAGTCGGCAAATATCCAGCGGGCGACGTAACCCCCTGCGCCACCTGTGAAGCAGGATTGGGAAGAGTCGGTACGTCAGGCGTACCAACCTGATAACCAGGGATAGCGCCCATACGGAGCGAGGTTTTCTTGGGGGAAATAAGACCGGCCATGGCGGGTACTCCAAACAAGCAGAGCCACCACTATAGCGCGTTAATCCTACAACAGCAAATGGCTCACAGATAATCCGTATCCCATGAAAATCCGTTCCTACCGAATCCCCAAGCCGAGACCGCAAACAGTTTGCGCATCATAATCTTTCGAGCCTCCAAACAATGCACCTCGAAAGTCTGCATGAATTCCTGCGCTCTGTTCGGCATGCCCTCATCCACATCCACGATACGCAAGGCAAGATAGGCCGCCCAATCTAAGAGATCAAGATGATGCTCTTCCGGAATCTCTGGCGACACATCCAAATTTTCCAGGGTAAGATGAGTCTTCGGTAAACGCAAGACACGTAAACGCAAAGGTTGAATATGAAGCGGGTCCGGCGCAGGAAAGACACGCAGAGTCATTGTCCCAAGTGAACCTTCGTCATCCTCCTGGAGATATTCGTCGGTATCAAAAGCCAGCATCTTGCCAGGCGGCAACGCGCTCAACGAACCAGGATCAAAGAAATATGTGTCAGGAACATGATAGGTATCAAACAATGCATGACCAGCACGCGCGAGATCAGAATGATCTTCAGGAAGTGGAGGACTGACAGAAGGAAGCGCCAGACAGCGCGCCGAAATCACCGCAATCACATACGGCGGAAGCTTATATGCCTTCTCAAACGGCTTTGTCGGAAAATAAGAAATGTAATCACGCAAAATAAGCGCCTGACGCGCCATGCGTCGCTGCGCTTGATCGATATATCTCACAAGAGTCCTGTCAGACCAAAGATAATCGGAAGCCCCGGCAATCTGATCAGAACGATCGTGCAGAATGTTCTCCCGCAGCTCTTCGAGCAGCTCGCGAAGGGTCATTCAACTAAGTCCTTAATATTGTTCAGGAAATTTTTCTATACGGATATCTCTGTCTGTTCCGCCAACCGATCGGTTTCAGAGTGTTCGGATCGAGCACCGGGCGCGTCTCGACCGCGTTGTCGAGAATGTCAATGATGCCCGTTGGCACCATGACTTCCTCGCCAGCCCTGAGAATATAACTGACACCATTGATGCCGAAAAACTGTCCAGTCGGAGGAATGTTGTCATTCTCCTCCAGGATAATTTTGACGCGCTCCGGCATGCCGACAGGCTTAGCCTTGACAGCTACCGGAATCTCACGTTCGAGATTGCTACCCAAGTCTTTCAAAGACATGACAAACTCCTTCAGGATCAGCCTTGACGGCCATAGTTATAAGTCGAGATATCATAGGCCGAAGCCACAACCGTAAAGCCAACGCCAACCGTGATCGTTCGGAGAACCGGAAGAGTCCCCACAGTACCGCCAACAGTCTTCAAGGTGAAGAAAATCAGCGAATTGGCGGTAACGCCAGCATCAGCCACAGTGACGGGAGTCACACCGTTAGCCACAAAGGTGCCAACAGCCGCAATAGATGCGCCGGTAGGGCCAGTGACGGTGGATGCAGGACCTGTCCAACCAGTGGGACCAGTCGGGCCAGTGACATTACCGGTTGGACCTGTCCAGCCTGTTGGGCCAGTGACGGTCGATGCCGCTCCAGCAGGTCCTGTCCATCCCGTGGGACCAGTTGCACCCGTCGAAGAAGCAGTACCTGCGGCCCCGGTCGGACCGGTAACAGAAGGTCCAGTTGGTCCAGTAGACCCGGTAGGGCCGGTGACAGTTGAAGATGCGCCGGTCGGGCCGGTAACAGAGGGGCCGGTCGGTCCAGTAGACCCGGTAGGGCCAGTATAGCCGGTAGGACCGGTAACAGTCGAAGTAGCTCCGGTCGGACCAGTGACGGTCGAGGATGCGCCGGTGGGGCCGGTTGCTCCGGTAACGGAAGGTCCGGTCGGACCAGTCGGGCCAGTCGAGCCTGTAACGCCGGCATTGATGCCGGCAACCACAGCAGTGAAATTAGTGTTGATATTCGCAAGCTGGACACCAAGAGACGAATTACCGGTATCGTCCAGGGAGATGATTTTCACCGTCATGGTCGTCAGTCCTTATCCTCGCCACCCTTGACGGCGGCATTGAACGCCTTCGAGAACGGATCGGGCGGCTCGGGATCGAGAGGAAGCGCGATCTCCGCGATCTTCTCGATGAATTCCAATGCCGCCCCCAGTTCTTTGAACACGTACTCCCGATCGGAATCCTTCCACTTGCTGTTCGGCTTCTGATTCTCGGCGGCAATCTTCGGGTCCGTGGCATGAACCACATACCCGTTGGAAGCTCGCTCGATCCGAATGCAGCACATGAAACTCACCGATCAGCCGATCGCCACCCAAACGTAATTATGAGCAGAAGTATTCAGGTTCGTGCCGAAAGTCAGACGATTGCCCGACTGGGTGATCGAGTAGTCCGAGACCGAGGTATTGCCTAACGTGCCATCACCAGCGCCACTGCCGCTGGGCAGATAGACGCCAGCCGAGACGATGCCAGTGTTGATCACGCCGTTAGTCGAGATATTGGTGTTAGTGTCGATCACCGGCTGCGGCGCGGCCTGGGTTTCAATGAGCGAATCGGTAGCAGCCATGCCGAGAATCCACTCATAAGAAGTGGGCGAAGTCGTCGCCGACATGTCCACAACTTTTACCCAAGTCGGGGTAAAGCCGATATCGACAGGAATCGCACCAGAAGCATCGCCGGTGTAATAGCCGGTGGCGATGTTGGCCATGGCGTTGTAGTTGATCGGGCTGATGTGAGAAACTGCGTTAGTCATGTTCATCTCCTAAGAATGTGCGAAGTCACCAAAGAATCGTTTTGCCGCTGTAACATATGCGGCATGAGCTTCCTGAGCAGTCTCGAACCGACCAAGATGCTTCTGCTTTCCGTCGATGCGGATACGAGCCTCAAACTTTGCCTTTCCGTCCCGTACCACATTTACCACACCCTTCAACCCGGTCCTATTTGTCCTGAACGCTGCTCGATTAGCCGCATTCTGCGATTTTGTCGATTCCCGCAAATTACACCAACGGTTGTTAACCCCATCTAAATCTAGGTGATCAGTTTCCGGTTCAGGCCATCTTCCTGTCATCCAAAGAAAAATGAGCCTATGCGCCAAAAACCAACCCCCTTTGTATCGCACCTCCAAATATCGACCATTCGATTTCCGAGACCCAGCAACTGAACCCCTCTTATGGCACGAAATGCTAATCCGCCATCGAAGAATGCCTGTTTCGGGATCGTAATCAAACAACTCCTTAACCAACTGCGCATCCATGAAACTCTCCCCTTGACATTCCGTCTCGGGGAGAGTATATCAACTCACATTACCCGTCAAGCCGTAGCCCCTACTTCCAAACGACCCATAAAGGCATCCTGGAGGATAACCGTGGAAGTCCACAGCTTCCACCCGACTGTCCCGCGCTGAGCCAGCGGATCGCCCGGAGCCGGCTTCGGATTAACCACCATCGGAGTCATCGAAGACTTGCCCTTGAGCGGCACGATGCCGAAAGCGTCGCGACCGAAGATCAGAATCGGATAGACATCGCACGAACCAGCACCGCCAGCCGCGGTGTACCGCAGGCCATTAGTCACCGAAGTGCCACCTGTATTAGTCCAGGGAGCGATGACGGTCGAGGTAAGGTAACGGACCTGCTCGCAAGACCCGATCTCGCCTTCGAATGGCGTGGTGTGCGGACCGTAGTCCGCGACCACCTTGAAGCCGGTCATGTTACGAAGATCGCTCTCCAGGTCCGGATGGCAGACGGCCATGTAGGACGCCTCGACCGACTTCGTATTAAAGTCCGGCGTCGATGCGACCACCTGACTGATCTTGCGGGCATTCTGGCGGTTAAGACCGGTTGTCACCCGACGCTGGTCAGCCAGCGTAATGGCGGTGACAACGGCACCGCGAGACACCTGGGCATTGGCGAACCATACATTGGTGCCGGCCTTGAGAACATTGAACCGCAGCGTCTCGACGGTGACCGCCGCAGACTCGCCGAGAATGTCGGTGGACTGTTGCAGAACCGGATCAGTATGGGTGTCCTCGATCACGTCGGTAATCGTGATATAATCGCCATACTGTTGAAGCGTGACGGTGTAGTCCTGGTTGGCCAGGATCGAACCGGATGGCGTCACACCCTCAATAAGGGGCGTGGTGGCCACCGGGATAAAGAACGGACTGGTGCCGCCACTGGTGCCGCCAGTATCCGGGCCTGCCGCGCCAGTAGCGCCTTGCAGGAAGTAACGACGGAACTTAGCAGTCTGCGTCGAGTTGGTCGGCAAAGGATAAACCTGGCCGAATTTTTCCAAATGTAAATAAGGCATCGCACGCTTGAGCATACGCACAACGGAATAAGCGGCAACGGCCGGTGAAATGTCCCCGTAAGTCGTCAGAGCGGCCATGGTGGCCTCCTAAGAATTGGGTTAGGAGCTTTAAAAGCTCAACTACACTTACCCAACTAGGTCCAGGAAAAGCCCGCTTGTATGGGCTATCACGGCAGCTTAGGTAGCCTGTATCTACACACAAGTTATTTCATTGTCAAGTATCCTTCATCGATTCGCTTTTCTCTCCCGCTCTTCCTCCATTGCCAACGCTGCCGTAGCAGCCCCAAAAGCACCGTCGAAATCTTGAGGTTCGGTGACAACTGCCCCAGATCGCTTAGAACCTACAGGAGCCAGCGCCGCTGCGGCTTTCTTCGCTGCCGGGGTCAGTTCAGGTTCAAGTTTTGCTGCCGCAAGCGGTGCAACAACACCCGTGTCCTTCTTATATCGGTTGATCAGGTCAGCCACTTCATCGACGGAACCCTGCTGAACCACTCTCTGATAGGCCGCTTTCAGATATGGCGGTTGCTTGTCCACCCAGGCAATCACCTGCTCGCGCGTCGTATCGTAATCCGGCACCATCTGGTGAATATCGCCCAGATGCGTCCGCGCCGCGAGATTTTGAATCTGCTGCACCAGCGGCTGGAGACTCCGGGTGACTTCGTCAAAGACATAACCGACGGTCATTCGAAGGTCCGCTCGCCGACGGATTGTCTCCGCTCGGGCAATGTCCGGAAACTCTTTATCGTACGCCGTCAAAAATTCAATCTCTTCCGGCGTGAACAGCTGCTGCTCGATTGGAGGCGCAGGTTTCGGCGGAGCTGGCGGAGCCAGTGGCTGCGTTGTCTCCACCACCGTCTTGACATGCTTGATGAACTGCTCCTCCTGCGCAACCCGCGCAGCTTCGGCGTCCGCGGCTGCTTTTTCCACCGCAGCCATAGCTTTCTGTTCAGGAGTCGGTTCAACCGGTCCAGTCGCTCCGGTTGGTCCGATCACCTCAGGCTGTTCGGGCAGACCCTGAGGTTCTGTAGGACCAGTTGGCCCCGTTATTTCATTTCCCATAAATTTATCCGTCGGTCCGACAACAGGATTGTCCGCCGAAGAAACGGACGCCATTTGCTCTGGCACCTTAGTTCCTGCCTTATCCGCAGCAGCGATCTGAGTAAAAGCCGCTTCGAAAATATCGAGATTTTCCTGCGCCGTCGGCGCTTTCACTTCAGGCATGACTCATCCTTTCAACGATAGTCGGTTCCGGCATTCGACAAGGGTCCGGTGGGAAGATCGGGAATTTTACGCTCCAAGTCCTCCAGCAGGCCCCGGTAGGCCAGCGCCGCCCCCTGGAGCCGCGGGAACGCTTCCACTTGGCATCCCACCAGGTCCGCCTTGGTCTCCTCCAGACGGTGCCCCAGGAGCTTCCTCATCGCCTGTAGCTCCGCCGTTTGCCTGGCCTGATAGAGCCGTTTGATCAGGTCCTGCTGTTCCTGCTTGCTGAGCAAGGACATTTTGCATTCCTCTCTCCAAAAGATCGAGAGCCGTCTCGATCGCTGTCGCATCCGCGTTCGCGGCATTCTTCTGACCCTGAGCAATATTCTTGAAGGCATCGGCCAGGGTCTGCCGGATCGTCGCCTCCATCTGCGCCGCTTGCTGCTGCGCCGCCTGCGCTGCCTGTTGATCCTGTGCCGTCTTGCGACGATCAGCCACTTCCTCGCTGACCAGCATATCCGTAAGATCGCGCGCTGCAAAGCGGGCCTTCACCCATTTACGATCGTCAACATGCAACTTCTCTTCGGGTTGCAAGGTCTGCGCAAGCTGATCCATCTGGATACCACGAATCTCCTTGGCAACCAGCGATGTTGCGCCACGCGCGATCACATTGTAATCGCCCTCAGGAGTCTGTCTTGGATTGAATTTACGATTGAACTGCACCAGCGATTCCAGAATCGACTGCGTGAATGAATCGAAATGCCGCACTATATCCTTGAACGGCAACGCCGCATCGCCCCGGATCATGGATGCTCCAGCAGCTGTACGCATCGGCTCACTGGGAGCACCGGCCATATCGCCACCAGTAGCCGGACCGACAAAAGTCTCCATATCCGCATTGTGCTGAAACAACTCAATGACCTTCATCAGATCGTCCAGATGACTTTCAATCTGGACATTCGTCACCGCAGGGGCTTTCGCCTCAATGCCGGTGCCCTCGCGATACCACATCTTGTATGCAGACGTAGAAGTCAAGTCCTGATCGGGTCGTAAGAGATCGGTATTGAGTTCCAAGTTCGGTCCACAGACCACCGAAGCATTGTCGAGGAGCATGCGGGTCGAAGCCGAAATGGCCATCTGACTATCTCGGATAACCGTTGGCAATCCGAGTCCAATTGGCGAAGTATCGTCTTCGTCAAAAAGGAAGGTATGGATCGTTTTAACTTTGACACCGAGTTCCTCCCACGGATTTAATGTCGCCTTGATAACGTTAGCATCAATCATCCAGATTTCCGCATCAACATCATCGGCACGCTTATCTTCTGGCACATCAACACCACACATCGAAAGGAACGTCCCAGATGTCTGACCATGCCAGACGACCACTTCGTACTTGGATGTCTCAGTCTTCATCTCATTGACATTGACCTTGACGCCCATCGCACGCAGCTCAGTCTCGAAAGGCTGTGGCCGATAGTTTCCCATCTGATGATTGGTGAGATAATCCGTAATCTGATCCGCAAAGAAATCCTCACGCCGCGCCAGATCGCGAACCTGCGCACGTGACATGACCACACGAGTGAAATAACCATCCATCGAATCGAAGGTCTTGGCGGAAAGATCAGGGTAAAAATCCCACACTTTCAGGAACTCGAACTGTGGTTTATACGCCGTACGTGTTTTTGGTGTCGGCGCACCATCCGGTCCCACTTCCCAAACAGTAGTTTTCGTTGGACGGGCGTAAGGCCCTCGAAGGAGCCCAAGACCATATATAATTCCACTCCGGATCGCAGAACGATTAAGAGCAATATAGTCGAGTGTTTGATCACCGCCAAGCTCTTCTAGCTGGTCGTCAATCAAAGTCGAAAGGTCCTCGGCGCGTTTATCCGCCAGCGTCTGTATTGCACCCATAACATACTCTAAGTCCAGCGGCGCGGGCGGCACACCGGCATCCTTGTCCGCCTTCTGAGCATTGACAATCGCTTCCTTAACATCCGAAATTTTCATGTCAGCTGACGGGGACGCTTTGATTTCCCAGTTACGCTCATTCCCAGGAAACATAAGATTCATAAGCCGGGAAAGAACGGAAATGCACTTCACTCTTGTCACTCTAGGATATGCCTTACTTCTATTTACTGACAATTCTTTTTCGATTTCTGGATCATAAATACCGAGATACTGTCGCTCATTGCGTAGCCATCTCAACTCCGCGATTCTTCGATCAGACACATACTGACGGAATAGGAAATCAAGTTTCTGCCCAACCATCCTCAATTCATCAGGCTTGATTTTCTTAATTGGGGAATCGCCAACAGTTTCCACTTCCGCCGCAGGCGGAAGCATGTCAGCCTTGGCCGACGCCACAGATGTGCCATAAGCATCACTTGATGCAGCAGGAACACCTCCGACAGCAACCACAACAGCCATAATCTACCTCACGAAAAATGATACCCACTTCCGAATTTCATCGGAGGATGAAATCCCTTCTTATCACCCTCGCCACCAAACCGCAATTCCCGGTCAGTCTGCCTGTTGAAATAACGCGCCAAGTAACCGAAAGCGTCTCCAACATGCGTATATGGAGTGTCCTCTGGTTCCACCCCCTTCATGATGTCTTTCTTGACATCCACCGCGTATCTCCAACCACCCTTCAAAGCTCTGATCAACATCGGACATTCGTGCGCATCGATCTGCAAAGCAAAACCCACGTCGGTAACAAGGCTGGTGAAGTGGTCAATTGCGTCAAGACGGAGAGGGAGTCGGTTGTTGCTCTCCACCTTGACCACATAATGGCGTCGAAACTCATCGCAAACCGTCCGTTCATCCGTCGGTCCACGACTGTTGGCTGCTGGATCAGGTGCGATGATGGGTTGAGCACTTGGAAATCTCCTTCTGAGATAAGGCTTGAGTCGCTCGGCAATGAGCCGCTTAGCTCCATAACCCTCCTGGGTCAATTCACCCAGCACATTCAGACGGCCGTGCATGTCTTCCTGACCAAACACCAGGGCGCTTCCCCTAATCCCAGGGTCAAGCCCAATTACCAAAGGAAGATTTGAGTTGTAAAGCAGTGGCACTTTCGAGATATGATGATCCCTAAATGATGCGACCACCGGCCGACCAGCCTGTGAAAAGCCCCACTCGGCGTCAATGAACTGACGTTTCCAGGCATCGCTCTTTCCCTTCGCCTGATTGATATAATACTCATGATTTCCTGCTTCAAATGGCGGTAAGTTCTCCAGATTCTCGGCTTCGTCGCTCATACCGGACGGCTGTTTAAAATAGACCGCGATCGCATCTGTCTTTTCCTCTACACCAAATTTTCTCACAGACTCGCCATGGAGATAATCAAACCACCAGTTATCTTCCAGGTCAGGATTGGATGACCCCCAGATGCCCCAGTTAGTCGCTCCACCATCCCTCTTCGAAGGATAGCGACCGACACGAGCCGAAAGCGCGTCGACAATCTCTTTGGGAATCTGCACGAATTCGTCCAGGATGGCGAACGTCACCTCAAGAGAAAGAACTCTGGCGATATCATCAGGCGTGTCAAGCGGTCGGAACATCACCTCGCACTCAACATCGCTAAATCGAAGAATGAAATTCCTTTCGGTCGCCTTCCATTGCCCGGCCTGACCATCCTTAAACCATAGGTTCCACGAGGCAATCGTCGTGTCTTTTAACTGATTTCCTGTGTTCCTAACTACAACTGCCCTACTATGACGTATACCATCCGGACCGGGCGCTTGAAGACCGGCCATATAGCATAACTTAAAGAAGTCTGCTGTAGTCTTTCCACTTCCATATGGACCAACTACCCAACTATAGAACAACTCTCCCGGCCTATAATCTTTTATAAATGCTCTCAATATAGGAGGTGGCTGGTAATCAATGATATCTTCACTCATGATTACCTCAAATCAGAATCGACATCCGCCTTGAATCGAAGAACACCATCTTCGATGATGATATTCTGCATCTCTGGACAGTTGTCAGGTAGGAGACTACTGATAACAGTTATAATATAAAAACCATCTCCAACATAAGTTTCATGCGTAATCTCGACCTGATCGCAGTATGGCTCTCGTTTCAGAAGCTCCAACAACGACAACTGAACCTCGACAATGGCATGACCGCTCATTTGAAATCCAAACTCTTACCCATACTACCTAACGTCTTAGTATCGATTGGGCCCGAAACCTTCGTCAGACCTTTCTTCGCACCAAGTACCCTATTTGCTTTCGCCTTAATCTTTGCAGCAGTGCTTGAACTTAACTTACCAGCTTTAACCATTTGAGTAGCGCGAGCTTTTGCATTAGCTGCATGACTTCGATCCTGAACCGGATAAGAACGATCAGGACCAGCAAATTTACTGGTCGGAATCGCCTTCCTTGCCTTCGTTGTGAGTTCGGCCATTCGTTTTCTCCTTCTCGAAAGATTCTTTCTGTGCCTGCGTTCCGATTCTTCCCGTTCGTCCCGGTTCACGCAGCCTTCCCCTTTCTGATCTTCGGATTGACAATTGCATAGGACCACTCGCTGAGCGTCATGACGCCCAGCATCACACCACCCCAGAAAATATAAATGTCAGTCCCGTCAAGTTCCAAATGTAGCACCGTTCACCTCATCTGAAGCAAGTTAGGATGCGGCAAACTGCCACCCTCCACCGCCATCAACAAATAGATCAGGACCAAAATCAAGAACACCGCCCAGATGGCTTTCTCAACGTTGGGCGGCACTGGCACAATCTGACGAACACCCCAGAGAGCGAGAAAGATGACGCCGCCAAGAACGATAACCCCGATGGCAAGCCAGAGAATTCCAATCGCGAGACTGATCATAACACATACTCCTTACGGTCCCAGTTGGATGTTTATCTGGAGAGCGTTCGTTTGTCCACCGGCAACTTGATCTTTCGATCCATCATAACCTGCCGCACGCACCACAAATTTAAGTAAATCAGCCTGCACCGCAGGAGGCACCACCTCATATTTCTCATGCGCCATGTCCCAAATGCGCTTCAGCATCAACTCCGCCTGGAGCCGCGCTTTCAGCTTGAACTTGACGCCGTCCTTCTTCAGCTCGTCGATCGCATGACGAAGATCATTGACAAAAACAGGATTCTGACACAAGGCATGCCAATCCACAGCCGTCAAGCCGTAGATTGCGCAAATATCCTGCACCGAATGATCCTTGAGGGCGATCTCGACAGGAAGTGTCGGTGGATAGCCGAGATAGGACGGATCGCCCGAAGAATGGGCAGCCAACATGTTACTCATGCCCACAACCTAATCCTTCAGGTAATTTCCGTCAACCAATCATAGCGATGTGCCACTTGCCTTCCAGTTCTAGCAGGGAACGCGGCGCGGTCCAATCGCAACTCAACTACTCACTTCCTACTCGTAGGTTTCGAGAAGCGTTGCCAGACATCCGTCTGGAACGCCTTGTCATTCTGAAGTCGCTGATTAGCATTAAGCAATCCAGCCCGTTCGTTCGCCACCAACACTCGCACATCCTGTCCCTTGGCCGGAACAGGCACGACTACAGGCACGCCGAACATCGGCGGAGGCGTCGGAAGCTCAGGCCGCATCGACGGATCACTTGATGTCGAGCAAGCGCTGAACATCATCATCGGAAAGGCTACAGCCAGGATTTTTCGCAAGATTGTTGACATAGACATCCACCTTCTGCTGGTTGGCAGCCGCGGTAGCTTCCGCAGCTCTCTCTGCCGCTGCGGCATTCTCCGCCACGGCCTTTGATGCATCGGCCTGACGCTGCAACTCGACAATATCCGCCTTCAGCGCCGCCGACTGATCCATACTACCTCGAACCCGATAACCCTCGTCAAACGCAAATAGACCAGCGGCGACAACCAGCAAAGCCGCTGCAATCCATCGTCCGAATATCGGAATATAGACGAATGCCGCCACCGCAGCAACAATGAGCACAACGCCGATGACCGGCATGATGTAACCCCATAGAATCGTAAGCATATCAGTTCTCCATACAAAGATGCCGTTCTTCCTGACGACGGCGCGTCAATCCAG